AGTTATAATATTATTTTATTTGACGAGGCTGCTCTTGGTGATGGCGGTAAAGAAGCCTTTAACGTTCAGTTACGCCCTACACTAGATAAGCCTAACTCTAAGGCTATCTTCATTTCTACTCCTCGTGGTAAGAATAACTGGTTTAGTGAGTTCTTTCAGCGTGGGTTTGATGATGAGTATCCTCAGTGGTGCTCTATTTCAGCAGACTATACTGAAAACTCTAGAATGACTGAATCTGACGTTGCTGAAGCACGTAAGAGTATGTCTAAAGCTGAATTTGAACAAGAGTACATGGCGTCATTTACTCAGTTTGAGGGTCAAATTTATAACTTTGATCATGCCGTAGGTGTTGCTGAGTATTTTCCTGTAGATGGTGCCGAAGCTATTGGCGGACTAGATCCTGGCTATAGAGACCCCACAGCTTTTATTGCTTTAGTTTACGATCCTACTAGCGATTACTTCCACGTTGTAGATGAGTACTTAAAAGCGGAAGCTACTACTGACCTACATGCTGCAGCTATTGGAGATATTGTAACTAAGTGGGCTATCGATCCAATCTTCATTGACTCTGCTGCACCTCAGTTTGCTAGCGACTTAGCTTACTTGTACGATATTCCTACTATTAAAGCTAAGAAGGATATACTGCCTGGAGTTGCTTATGTTCAGAACCTAATTGAACAAGGTCGCTTGAAAGTAGCTCCGCACTGTGTACATACTTTAGCTATGCTAGACCAGTACGCGTGGGACCCTAAGGAGGGGCTACAGAAAGAGAAGCCCAAGCACGACCAGTATAGCCACATGGCCGATGCTCTACGTTACGCGCTTTACACTTACACTATTTAAGCTATAGTGTAAGTGCTGCTAGCGTCTTAAAATTTACTCCTTGACTTTTATATGCCACGGTGCTATAATAGGTACATTCACTCGGATTACATGTAAATGGCAAGTAATACCAATAAAAGAATTCCCGTAAAATGGGTGCGCGACCGTGCTAAGGCTGCTTACGAGAAATTAGGTAGTTGTTACATTTGCGATACCGATAAAGACCTGGAATTACATCATACTCACTCAGTGACCATTCTCTTGGAAAGCTGGGCAGCTCGAAAAGGCTACGATATCTCCACTGATGATGGTATCTTAGCTGTTCGTGATGAGTTTATTGCCGAGCACCATGATGAGCTTTATAAGCATGTTTACACTTTGTGTAATACACATCATGTTAAGTTGCACGGTGTATACGGTAAAGCGCCTCCTAAAGGTTCTGAACCTAAACAGTCGCGATGGATAGAGTTGCAGCGTGCAAAGTACATGTCTGGTGAAAAAGACTCCGTACCTGCAGAGAAGCGCCTAAATTCCTTCTTTAGCGAATTTACCTAAGAGAATCTATGAGCTTCATCCAAAAAAGCTACGACTGGATTGTTGAGAAATTCAACCCTGCGCAGTCTACGATAGCTAATGGTGGTGGTGGCGGTAAGACTACTTCGGAAAGTACTGTAGACTACAGGAAAGCGTTTGATACAATCGAGAGCGTCAATCGTGGCGTTAGTATGATTGTCAATGCAGCTTCCAGCCTAGACTACGATGTGAAATCGAAGATTAGTGAAGGTGTAGTATCTAATGTTAGAGAGAAAGCTCTACATAAGGCACTTAACTTTAAGCCAAATCCGTACCAGTCAGCTATTGACTTCCGTAAAAACATATTTACCGACCTAGTAATTGAAGGTAACGCCTTCTGCTACTTTGACGGAACATTTATTTACCATCTACCAGCTAATCAGGTAGAGATCCTGACAGACGAGAAAACGTTTATTAAGGGCTACAAGTACAATGGTACTGTGTCATTTACCCCTAATGAAGTGTTCTCTTTTAAGGACATTGCTGGTGATTCTATCTACCGAGGCAGCAGCCGCCTAAAGGCGGCGAAGAAGTCAATTGCAGCAATTACGTCGATGACGCAGTTTCAGCAAGACTTCTTTGACAACGGTGCTGTGTTCGGGTTAATACTTACTACTGATAATACGTTATCACAGGTAGCTAAAGATAAGACGATTAATCACTGGATACAGCGTTACAGCCCTAAAGCTGGCGGCCGTAGGCCGCTGATTTTAGATAGCGGTCTAAAGCCCCACTCGGTAGCGCAAACCACATTCAAAGACATGGATTTTGATACTGCTATCAAAACTCATGGTGAGAAGATTTTACAAGCACTAGGCGTACCACCAATTCTTTTAGCTGGTGGTAATAACGCTAACATTAGCCCTAACCTACGACTATTCTACCTAGAGACAGTTCTGCCAATTGTACGAGCGTACACGTCGGCATTAGAGAGGTTCTTCGGGTATGATGTTGATGCTATTATAAGTAACGTGTCTGCTTTGCAGCCGGAGCTTAAAGATATCGCAGCATACCACACTAGTCTGGTAAACGGTGGCATCCTTACCCCTAACGAGGCTCGTATCGAGTTGCGTTACGAAAAGGATACTGACCCTGAGTCTGATAAGTTACGGGTACCTGCAAATATTGCAGGTAGTGCGGCAGATCCAAGCCAAGGGGGCAAGCCTCCTAAAGATAGTAACTCTAAGGAGCTTTAATGGTAGATAAAAGTAAGATACTGTTCGTAAACGGCAGTGTCTTTGCTAGTAAAGGTCTACCTACTGCTGATGAGCCAATCGATTCGGTCTATATTGAAGGCTACGCAAGTACTAACGATATTGATCGACACGGGGACGTAGTGCCTCCATCGGTATGGGATGCTGGTCTTAAGAATTATCTTAAGAATCCAGTAATCCTAGCTTATCATGATCACGACGATCCTGTAGGTAGAATGGTAGAACATAAGGTAGATGAGAAAGGGCTTTGGATTAAAGCTCGTATTTCCGCAGCTTCCGAAGTGTTCAACCTAGTCAAAGACGGTGTAGTGACAGCCTTTAGTATTGGCTTCCGTATTTTAGACGCAGAATATAACGCTGTAGCCGAAGTATTCGTTATTAAGGAGCTAGAACTACATGAAATCTCAGTAGTTAGCGTTCCTGCCAACCAAGACACGTTGTTTAGTCTATCGAAGGCATTTGAGTCCGACGAAGATTTAAAGACATTTAAAATGCAATTCGCAAAAGCCCCTACTAGTATTAAGGCGGTAAGTAGCACTCCTTCCAAGGAAATTAATATGACTCCAGAAGAAATCCAAAAGATGGTCGACGCTGCCGCTGCTAAGGCTACCAGCGCACTAGCTGCTGAACAAAAGAAGCTAGCTGACGAGGCTGCTGCTAAGGCTAAGGCTGATGCTGACCTAGAATCGCGCATTGCCGCTGCTGTTAAGGCTGCTGCTCCGCAAATCGAAGTAGGTACCTCAGGTGCTGAAAAGCTGCTAGCTGAAGTTGAGAAACGCTTCGCTGAGCAATCAGAACAGACTAAGGGCGTGATTGACGGCCTGCAAACTGCTCTAAAGGAAAAGGCTGACGAAATCGCCGCTATCCAGCGTTCGAAGATGTCGTTTAGCGATAAGGGTGATGATGTTGTAGCTTACGCTGACAAAGAAAAGTCGGTTCTGCTATCTAAGATCACAGGTAAGAGCATTGAGAACACTAAGTTCGGTAAGCAAGTAGTTGAAAAAGCCGGTGCTCACGTACCTAGCGCTACTTGGGAACTAGAAGTTTCTACCACAATGGAAGCTGAAGTTCGTCGTCGTCTAGTTGTTTCGCCTACACTGCGTAATATCCAGATGCAGACTAACGTTATGACTATCCCTGTGAACCCAGAAGCTGGTTCAGCAACTTGGGTAACTAACGCTCAGTTCGGTACAACTGATAGCTCTGGTGCTACTCAGACCCACCAACTGAAGGAAATCACGCTAAATGCCTATAAGGTCGCTACTCGCGAATATATGGCATACGAAGAAGAAGAAGATAGCCTACTGGTTCTGCTTCCTATCGTGCGTGACGCTATGATCCGCCGTGTTGCACGTGCTGTAGATAAGGCTTACCTACTAGGTGCTGGTGCTGGTGCTGATCCTGTTAAGGGCCTGGCTCTGTATGACGCTGCTGCTGCTGTTACTAACGCTGTTGGTACCGCTGTTACTACTGCTAAGCTACGCGCTCTGCGTAAGGACCTTGGCGCTTGGGGTCTTGATCCTTCGGAACTGGTATACATCGTTTCTACTGACGTGTACTACGACCTGCTAGAAGATCCTCTGTTCCAGACTATGGATAAGGTTGGCTCTGCCGCTACCGTACTAACCGGTCAAATCGGTAACATCGGTAACACTCCAGTTCTAGTGTCTGCTGAGTTCGCTAACAAGGCTGTCGGTCAAACTGGCGCTATCGTTTACGCTCCTGCTAACTTCATTGCCGGTAACCAACGTGGTCTGCGCATTGATACACAAGAGCTAGTTGAAACTCAACGTAAGGTACTGGTAGCTTCGCTACGTACTGGTCTGACTCAAACTACTACTAACCTGGGTGCAGGCGTAAGTAAGCTTGATTGGGTTGCCTAATATTGGCTAAGATGGGACTTCGGTCCCATCTTTTATATGTCACTACACTAGGTGACATATAAAAGATAATAAGGAAAATAGCAATGGGAAATCCACTAATTAGCCTAGCCGAATACAAAGTCTATTCGCAAATTAACAGCCCTAATCAAGACGCTGAAATTACACTGCTAATTCCTAAGGTTTCGCAGCTAATTAAGACGTATTGCCGTCAGTCATTTAACGACCATGTAGACGACCCTAAGGTTGAGCAGTTTAGTGGTGGACACTCAGAGCTAATTCTAAAAGAGCACCCGGTAATTTCTGTAGCAAGCGTAGAGCTCAGTACTGACTATGGTCAGACATATACTCCGCTAACTGAATTTGTAGACTACGCCTTCTCACCAGAATCTAACTCAGTCCTTCCTATTGGAACAGGGACGTTTAAAAAGCTAGTTAATGGATACAGAGTGTCCTACACCTGCGGATATGAAACTCTACCGGAAGACTTAAAGCTGGCAGCCCTTGATCTAGTGACGTATTACCGCAAGAATGACGGTGCCATCCACAGCCCTAAAGCTCCGGGCTCTAACGCTGTGCAGATCGAGTACATTAGTACTGCGTCATTGCCTGCACATATTCGTCGTATCCTTGACCTATATGTTGCGGATTATACATAATGGCATTCTACACTCCTGCATGGCTACGTAAGTACATTAAGGAAGAGGCTAAGAATATTAGTGAGTATGTGGCTAAGTCCCAAAGAAACGATTTTAGATCGTTCATTGATGCCAAGCTGCCTATGGTTTTATTTCTAGATATTGCAGAAATAAAAGAGAAAGTACTTGCTCCGAATATGTCCATGCTTACAGCATATATAGAGAAGGCCTTCCCACCAGAGCAGCAGGAGTGGGCAGTCAAGACCCTAGAGTCAGTACTACTTAACGCGTATAAAAAGACAATTAACGACTACATTGATAACCCTAGATTCCGGGAAGTTAGCTATGATGAGCTAGCTGCAATGTTAGAAGGTCTTAACACGCAGGATGTTGGCAGTCTAAGGAAGTACTTAGACTCAAACTTCTCCAAAACTATGCGTGTAGGTGGTAGCTTATCTATCAAAAATACACGGGTAATGCTGCTAGCCCCGAATTTCACGGCAATAAAGTTCGGTACTTTATTTAGAGAAAACATAGACTATACTCCCTTCGGACAAGATGACAGCCTTTTCTACACAGATGCTAACGGTGATCTTGTAGAGAATCCTTACCCTAAGATCTCAGCGCTACTAGAAGATGTAACAGGCAGTGTTACTGGTAAGAAGCAAACATTCTTTACGCAGTTACAGAATGTTGGGCACGTAGAGGTAGACGTAGTATCTCAGTCGACTAGGGAAGTAAAGCGCGGCCAGGTTAGCCCACGCTTCCTGCAGGCACTAGTATCTGTCCCTAATACTCCTGGTGCAATAAATAAGCTACAAGCCAGCTTTAGTAAGGAAACTTTACAGTTTACTACTAGAGTTATGGTTAGAAAGAAGTTCTCCTCTAGCAAGATGGTTTTTGAGCTATTAGTGGAAAACGGGATTCCAGTCGGTATACCAGAAAGTCAGACTACTAACCTGATGAAGGCGGCAAAAGAGGGGTCATTTGGGCCCGGCGCCGGGCTTACCGCACTAATTAAAAAGAATCCAGATTTCTTAGTAGACCTTGAAACTAGTAAGAGCTACAAGAAGTTCATTGAAGATAACTTAGTTAGCTTACTTAGTACAGGAAAAGCTGCCGGAGCGTATGGTAGTGATACTAGGTTTACTGAAAAAGCCAGTATCACTAGACAGAAAGTGGCTTTAAGCCCTGCCAGTAAGCGTAAGAAGTCGCCCAAACAAGTAAACTCAGCATTAACTAAAGCCCCCAAAGCTGAAGGTAAGTCCACCTCGTTAGCTGGGTTACAACAAATACTGGACACTTCTCTTGCAGAGAAGATTAGACAAAACATGGGTACCGGAGCTAGTAAGAATGTTCTTAACTATAGAACTGGTAGGTTGGCTGAATCTGCAAAAGTTGAACGACTATCTCAAGGTCGCTCAGGTATGATCACTGCATACTATACTTACATGAAGTATCCTTATGCCACATTCTCAGAAGGTGGCGTGCAACAGTACCCTAAGACCAGAGACCCTAAGTTGTTAATCACTAAGTCCATTAAAGAGTTAATGTCAGCTAAAGTAGCTGCTAGAATGAGAGCAGTATTGGTATGAGCAAACGTACAAGTATAATTAAAGCCTTAGCTGAAAAGTTAAAGACAATAGATGGAACTGCTCCCTACGGTAACAACTTATACGGTAATGCGTATGCCAAGTTGAAGTTCTGGGACGAAGTACAGGACTTCCCTGCGGTCTACATGTCAGCGGGTAGTGAGCATCGTGAGTACTTACCAGGAGACTTTACTTGGGCCTTTTTAGGTATATCAATTAAGGTATATTGTAAGGGCGAAGACTCTCAAGAAGAGTTAGAAACGTTACTAGAGGATATTGAGACCTGCATTGATGCTAACCGGGTGTTGGTGTACGATGTTGATAAAGGCCTTGAAACCACAGAGATTCTTGTTCACTCTATAACGA